ATATTACGCGCAGCGTCAACATTCCTAGCGTGGGGTAAGTATGGACGAATATTACGATCCTCGGTACGATTCATCTCAAGGTAGATGGATAACTTATAATGCTGATGCTGGTGCTGTATGGGAGCCTCTTACTGTTGCTGCACCAATGGGTCAGTATGTTGGAAGTGGTGATGCGGGTGCGCAATATCAAGCGTTTACGGAGATGGAACGTGCTGCTGTTGCCGCTCAACAAGAGGCCGCTAGACAAGCACAGTTGCAACAAGCCGCTGCATACGTAGCCCAAAACCCATTGGCTATATCTGGCGGTCAGATTGCTACTCGATATGGTGATCGGAACATCTCAAACTTTAGCCCGCTTGCAGGTCAAGGTCAGGCTGTAACTGGCAGCACTCAAACACAAATGGTAGACCCGCTTACTAATGCGCCTGTCTACCTTAATAACCCAAATGATCCTTTTTCGTACACGTATGAAAACACAGGAACTCCTGCGCTTGGCGGTACGCTAGAGCAACAGGCTGCTATGTATCGCCCAATTGAAAACAAGGGTGTATTTGGTACGCTTGGCGGTGATTTGTTGTCAGCCGTAAAAGACCCGTATTTCCGTAACTTTGCAATTGCTGCGGCTACTATGGCGGCTGCGGCTGCTATGGCTCCTGCCGTTGGTGCTAGTGGTGCTGGTTCTGCTGGTTCAGGAGCAACGGCTTTCCCAGTTGACTTTGGAGGCACAATTACTTCTGGTGGATTGAGTGGGGGGGCTGGTGCTGGTTATGGGGTAACTGGCTCAACCGCTGGAGGATTCTTGGGTGGGGCTGGTGATGTTTTGGCTGGGGCCGCTGGATCTGGTGGTGGATCACTCGGCGCATCGACTCTTGGCTCTACAGTTGGTGGATTAGTTAATTCCGGCAAGGAATTACTTGCGGGGCCATACGGTAGCCTTATTAAGGGTGGGCTAGCATTAGGTAGTACGGCGGCAGCCAGCGCATTGAAACCCAAGCAATCTACAGCAACGTCTGGCCTTACCTCTGAGCAATTGCAAGCTATGGTGGCTAGTATGCCTAGCATGATTGACCAATACAATGCGCAAGGCCAAACTGGTATGGCGCAAAACTTCAACGGCTATAATGCACCAGCATCTATTGCAGACTTGTTTCCGTCTTATAGCCTCGAAAGCGCACGTATGCCAACAGTAGGTTCTACTAACGCACCAGTTTACGGTGCAGGACGATTCGCACCGCTTATATGAATACAGCAGACCGCGCCAATCACTTAGTAACTGATGACTTCTTTAAAGAACAGATTGTTGTATTAAAGAAGTCTTGCATTGATACAATTGTCAATTCAAGGTTTGAAGAAATTGAGACGAGAGAGTCTGCATATCAGTTAATACGCGGCATAGACGCAGTCGTAAATCACTTTACATCCATCGCAGACCAAAGACAGATAGATGAGAAACGATGGAAGATATTTTGAATATGCGCCATAAGGTGCAAAACCGTGTCGGACGGTATCCGGCAATATTGGGGTTAGTAAGATGAGCGAAAACATGACACCCGTTGAGGGTAGTGGGCCGCTATCGGTGGATCAAGCCGCCGGAGCATTTTTAGGTTTAATGGGTGGTGAGGACTCTCCGGAGCAACCAATTACCGCCGAGGATAATCAAGAGGTGTCTCAGGACGCGGATGAGTCGCAGGAAGTTGAGGCAAGCGATTCGGATGATGTTGAGTACCAAGATGAAGTAGACGAGCAGCCGCGCTACAAGGTGAAAGCCTCTGGCGAAGAAGTAGAGGTGACGCTCAATGACTTGATTAAGGGCTATCAACGTGAGGCAGACTACACAAAGAAAACCCAAACTCTCGCAGAACAACGCAAACAGGTCGAATCTGAGCGCGGTGTAATCGAGCAAGCAAAACAAGAGAGGGATCAGTACCAGCAACGTCTTGCGGCAATTGAAGGTGCATTGCGCCAAGCGCCACAAGAAAATCTGGAGGCTCTCAAAGAAAACGATCCTATCGGTTATGCAGTAAAGGTAGCAGAACAGACCCAGCGTGAACGACAATTACAGGCCATTGGTGCAGAACGCGCTCGCATTGCTGAACAGCAACAAGCGGAGCAAAGTCAACATCTTAGCCAGTTTTTAGCCGTAGAGGCGCAAAAGCTGTCTGATGCTATACCCGAATATGCAGACGAGCAAAAGTCAGTACAAGTCAAGAAAGACATACGCGACTATGCAAAAAAGATTGGATGGTCTGACCAAGAGTTAGCCAGCGTGTACGACTCTCGGGCTGTTTTAACTTTATATCGTGCGATGCAATACGAAAAGCTAATGAGCAACAAGGCTGGCGTTACCAAAAAGGTAGCAGAGGCTCCTAGAATGCTCAAGGCTGGCGCATCTCGTCAAAGCGATGTAAACACGGAACAGGCCAAAAAGGCACAAGCACAGCTACGCAAGACCGGAAGGGTTGCGGATGCTGCTAACGTATTTGAACGATTCTTATAGGAAGTAAATCAAAATGGCAACATATAACGCCCACCAAGCTATTGGTCTCCGCGAAGACCTGACCGATGTTATCTATAACATTTCCCCCACAGACACACCATTGCTAAACACGCTTGCGCGTACTAAAGCAACCGCTGTCTACCATGAGTGGCAAACAGACACATTGGCAGCCGCTACGACTGCTAACGCCGCTGTTGAAGGTGCAGACGCATCGTCAGGCAGCCTGTCGTTGACAACCCGTCTCGGTAACTATACCCAGATCGTGCAGAAGACTATTCAAGTCTCCGGTACTTTGGAAACAGTTAACAAGGCTGGCCGTAAGTCTGAGAAGGCATATCAACTTGCTCGCGCATCTAGCGAGTTAAAGCGTGACATCGAGACAATTCTTTGTGCTAACCAAGGACGCACCGCTGGCAACAGCACAACGGCTCGTACAATGGGTTCGATGCTGTCATGGTTGCAGACAAACACAGATAAGGGTGTCGGTGGTGTTGATCCAACAACTATCGGTGTAAGCACCCGTACTGATGGTACCTTGCGTACATTCACAGAGGCATTGCTCAAGAGCGTTGTCAAGAAAGTGTACGATGCTGGCGGCACCCCCAAGGTGTTGTTGGTTGGTACAGGCGCCAAGCAGAAAGTGTCTGAGTTTGCTGGTATTGCAGCACAGCGCTATATGGCACCCGCTGATGGCCCAACAACAATTATCGGTGCTGCTGACGTTTATCTGTCAGACTTTGGCTCGATCTCTGTTGTCCCATCGCGCTTTATGCGCACCCGTGATGCTTTCGTACTTGATCCTGAGTACGCAGCAGTAGCATATCTCCGCCCATTCGCCACAAACGAATTGGCAAAAGCCGGAGACAGCGATAAAACACAAATTCTCGCTGAATTGACTTTAGAAATGCGTAACGAGGCAGCACACGGTCTGGTGACAGACATCAACCCAGCGCTGTAATATAATTGGGGAGGGCTTAGGCTCTCCCCATTAAGGACACTATGAAACAACTATTTGCTGTTGACGCTGAGAAAAGCAAACATACGATAGCGCACGATGACGGTGAGGGTGGTCTGATTCTGGAGACCAAGCAAGACATCTCCAAGATCATAGAGATCAATAAGCAAAAGTTTAATGACATTACGTCATTGGACAGATGGGGTGACTTAACCCACATCGCTACCATTCCTGATACTGTGATTGACGATTTAAACAAGATGGGCATTATGCGTGGATACGCTGTTGTGGACGAGCCAGCCTTTGCGGCTTACCTAAATAACCCAGACAATCGTTACTTACGAGTAAGGCCAGGCAGATTATGAAAGTAGCCATTTGTGTACCTTGCCGTGATAGCGTTATGTCCGGCTTTTGTTTTGACTTAGCCAAGCTGGTTGGTTATCACTCTCGTAACACAGATGATGAGATTATTATTCTGCAAATGTCCGGCACCCTGATTTTTAGTCAGCGTGAGACATTGGCAGACCAAGCGTTAGCAGAAGGCGCCGAGGCGATTCTGTGGATTGATTCAGACATGAGGTTTCCGGCAGACACGCTAGAGGTGATGTTAAGCCGGAAACTGCCTATCCTTGGTGTAAACGCAACGACACGCAGAGAGCCTGTCTTGCCTACCGCCATGCAGCTACACATGGGGCAGGATGACACGCACACGTGGGAAAAAGTAGAATCCAGAGGTAAGGAAGGAGTAGAGCAAGTAACTGCCGTAGGCTTTGGCGTAACGCTAACTAGGGCTGATGTATTTAAGACTATGGCTAAACCTTGGTTTGACATTCTTTGGACTGCCGCGGGTGAGATTATTGGCGAGGATGTACATTTTTGCATTAAAGCGCAAGATTTTGGTATCGACTCTTATGTTGACCACGATCTAACCCCGTTAATCAAGCATATCGGGATCAAAGAATACGGATGGGATGACATAACTTATGGCGATCACAAACTACGCAAGTCTACAGACAACGATATCTAGTTATCTGGCGCGGACTGATTTAACAAGTCAGATACCTGATTTTGTACGCTTGGCTGAGGTCAGATTGAGGCGTGATCTTAGAATCAGACAGATGCTTAAATCAGCCACCACAACGACAACGGGCGGCGATGCAACAGTATCCCTGCCTACAGACTTTCTGCAATTGCGCTCTCTATTCGTAGATGGTAGGCCAGTACAGCCTGTAGAATATCTTAGCCCAGCAATTTTTTACTCTAACGCTCGGGTGATGGAGTCTGGACTACCTATCTTTTATACCATCTTGGCGTCTGAGTTTAAGTTTGCTCCGATACCGGATACAAATTACACCCTACAGATTTTGTACTATGCCTCTCCGGAGTTTCTGGGCGATACAAACCCTAGTAATGACTTCTTATCAACCTGTCCAGATTTATTGCTCTACGGGTCTTTAATCGAGGCAGAGCCGTATCTAATGAATGATGCGCGTATTCAGTTATGGTCTGCCATGTATGACAAAGGGCTGGGCGCTCTTAGCGCTGCTGATGACTCGGGTGAGTACAGCGGTGTTCCACTTAAAATGACTCTTTCAGCGAGGTAAATCATGGCAGCAATGTCGAATTATTTAGAGAACGCTATTGTTAACGGTACTTTGCGTGCGACTACTTACACAGCGCCAACTACCATTTATGTCGGTTTGTACACAACAGATCCGACAGACGCCAACACAGGCACAGAGGTATCCGGCGGATCTTATGCGCGTGTGGCGGTTACTTTTGCGGCGCCGAGTAACGGTGCATCTATTACGTCTGCCGATGTTACGTTT